CAAATTCTTTGACTAAATCAACGCCAGTATCTTTTGTAAACTGCTCATACATCTTTAGTTTATCTGCATTACCCTTGCCAGTAGCATTCTTCTTTATCTGACCTGGTACTATAGATTGAAATCGTTTATTGAGTTTATACAGTTTATGTTTGAGAGCACCCATATTCTCTGCTAGGTTGAATACAAGTCCTTTACTACCATATGAGTAGCCTTCTATAAAAATATTACCAATAGCAGTATCAATAACAGAAAGCGCCCACTCGGAAATCTGATCGTGTCGTTGTTGTTCGGTGGTATAGGGTAGATGTAGTCTGCCATTTATTTTGCCATTATAAAAGTTACCTTCATATTTTTTGACGTTTGTAAGATAGTATATCCTACAATTATCTAATTTAAACTCACCTCTACATACACATATAGCAGGACTGCTTAAACTATAATCAATTCCAATCGTCTTGTTCTTCTTCATTATCAAATATTGCGTCTTCTTCATGTATGGAAGTATCGGCACCACAAAAAGGACAAGTTGTGGGTTCGTGGTCTTCATCTTCCCACTTTATCCAATATGATACATCACAGTTTGTACAACTAATTTGTACCTTATTTTTATCTTCTATTATTTCTTTAGCCATTATAGTTTAAATTTTTTGAATTGATCTTTTGTTACATCTTGTTTTACACCACCAATAACATATGATTCTATTTCAGTTTCTTGTGGTGCATTTTGAAGTGATCTGCTATTAAACCAATGTATAGTCCATGGTAATGGATTCTGTGATGATGAGTGTTCATATTTTTGTTCTAAGCCTATCATTCTCATTCTTCTATTTGCTATATATTCAACATATTGATGTAACAGTTTTTCTGATAGTCCTATCATAGAACCTTTTTGAAATAGATAAGTTGCCCAATCTTTCTCTTGTTTTACAGCGTCATCATATATTTGATAGCATTCTTTTTGTGTATCTTTTATTACCTTATTCATAACCTTATCATTCTCTTTTGTAAGATATGCTTTGATTATTTGTTGTGACATTGCAAGGTGCTGTGATTCATCTCTAGCAATAAGAGATAATATTTTAGCAGAGCCTTCCATAAGTTTTAATTCACCAAATGCAAACGAACAAGCAAATGATACGTAAAATCTTAAACCTTCTAGTACGTTTACAGTTACTAACGCAAGCCATAATGCTTTCTTTAGTTCGTACATATCAACTGATTTAGGATCATTATGCCATTTGTAACCTAATGCGATTAGTTTGTCATATGCTTCTGTAACTGCTTTTGATCTTTCTTCAATCTTCTTATCTTCAATAATAGTATCAAATACATCACTTGGTTGTGAGTATAGGTTTTTAATTATGTATGTATAACTTCTACTATGAATTGTTTCCATGAAGTCCCATGCTACTATGGCACCTTCTAATTCAGGATTAGTTACGAAAGGTAAAAATGCAAGGCATGGACCTCTACCTTGTACACTATCTAACATTGTTTGATACTTTAGATTAGATGTGAATATAAACTTTTGTGATTCAGACAGTTGAGCATAGTCGTTTCTATCTTTCTGTAAAGATACTTCTTCAGGTCTCCAGAAGAAACCTAACTGTTGTTGAGCCAATTTATCAAATATAGGATACTTAAATGTATCATATCTTTGTACAGCAAGGTCTTCGCCAAAAAACAATGGTTGTTTTGTAGCGTCTAAATTTTGTTTCTTATTAAATACTGTCTTCATTTATATTGTACACGAGTCGCAATTCTCGTCCTCTTCTTTTGGTTTATCCTCAGGCACATTATCGTGGAACCCAATTGGATGAGTGGGTTCGTCTTCGTCTTTTTTACTATCATATGTGTTTTGATAATAAGAAGTCTTCCAACCTAATTTATATGTTGTCAATAAGTCTTGTGCCATTACTGATACAGGTACTTGACCTTCAGTATAGTTTTCAGGATTATATGACCAATTGCCTGATATGGCCTGGTCAAAATACTTTTGCATTACTGCAACGATATTTATATATCCTTCGTTCCCTTTCATGTCCCAAAGTAAAGTATAGAAGTTCTTTAGTTTAGAATATTCAGGTACTATTTGTTTTAATGGGCCTTTTTTAGACTTTTTAACAGACAAATAATCTCTAGGTGGTTCAATACCATTTGTCGCATTTGAAACTACACTAGAAGATTCACTAGGCATTTGTGCTGACAATGTACTATGTCTTAAACCATGTTCTTTTATTTCTTTTCTTAAATGTTCCCAATCGTAAGTAAATTCTCTTTTAACTAACTCGTCAACATCTTTCTTATATGTATCAATAGGTAATATGCCATCTGCATATTTTGTAGATTTAAATGCTGAACAAGGACCTTTTTCTTTTGCAAGGTCTAAACTAGCATGTAATAGATAATATTGAAATGCTTCTGTTAGTTTATCAACTTGTCGCCATGCAAGTTTCTGATCGTATTTGTAACCTTTCTTTGCAAGGTAATGAGCAAGACCAATGTAACCAATACCTAAACTTCTACGTGCCTTTGTAGATTTTTCAGCAGCGTCAATAGGATACTTTTGATGATCTATTATTTCATCTAAAGCTCTTACTGCTAAATCACACAATGGTTGTAGTTCATCACGTTTGTTTATTTTACCCACATTGATGGCAGATAAGATACATAAAGCAATCTCACCTTCACCATCAATATGTTGTATTGGAGTGGTTGGTAAAGTTATTTCCTGACATAGATTTGACATGTAAACTCTATCTTTGAAGGATGAGTGAGTATTACAATGGTCAATATTCATAATATAGATACGGCCTGTTTCAGCACGTTCTTTCAATATATCAAAAAATAATTCTTGTGCGTTTATCTTTGTTTTAGATACGCTAGTTTTTCTTTCTGCTTTGATATATAAATCATCAAAGTCAGGTGTACCCCATGCGTCATATAACTCTGGTACTTCATGTGGTGAAAACAAAGTTATATCTTCGCTGTTAATAAACCTTTCATAAAATAGTTTAGATAGTTGTATTGAGTAGTCTAGTTTTCTAACTCTATTATCTTCACTACCTTTATTGTTTTTAAGAACAATAATGTCACCTATTTCTTGGTGCCAAATTGGGAAGTGTACTGTTGCTGATCCGCCTCGTACTCCGTTTTGAGTACAGCACTTAACAGTTGCCTCAAATTTTTTGAGAAAAGGTATAACACCCGTATGTTGTACCTCACCGCCTCTAATACGTGAGTTGATACCTCGGATTCTTCCTGCGTTAATTCCGATGCCAGCCCTTTGGGCAACATAACGGCCAACAGCCATGTCGCTACTAAAGATACTAGGTAAAGTATCGTCAATGTCAACAAGGACACAAGAAGCATACTGCTTAAGAGGGGTACGGACACCAGCCATAACAGGCGTTGGGATATTAATTTTAAAAGTTGATATAGCGTCATAATATTTTTTAACATATGACATTCTCCTTTCTTTTGGATATTTTGCAAATAGTGTAGCTGCAATCATCATGTACATAAACTGTGGTGTTTCGTATACCACGTTTGTACTTCTATCTTGTACAAGATACTTATCTATTACTTGTCTTAAACCTGCATAGGTAAAGTCATAATCTCTATTGTGATTTAACCAGTTCTCCATTCTATCAAAATCTTTTCTTTGATAGTTTGTAAATATTTCTTTGTCGTATAATTCTAAATCTACAACTTTTTTTACATGGTCATAAAAGTGTGGGTGATCCCATAACTTACCAATAACTTGTTTTCTTAAACTGTATAATAGTAATCTGGATGCTACGTATGTGTAATTAGGGTAATTTAAATCTATTAGATCAGCAGCTGACTTAACTAGTATCTGTTGAATATCGTCTGTAGTTATACCATCATAGAATTGTAAACCACTTTTCATTTCTACTTGTGATGATGAAACATTTGTGATGTCTTCACAAGCATACTCAACCATTTCATGTATCTTTTCAATGTTAAGAGGTTCTGTTCCTCTATTGTTTCTTTTTTTGACGCTTATTGACTCGTTACCTGTGACCATTATTCCCCCTTAACAACGTTTGTATGAATTTAATTTTGTGATTGCTGACAAACCTGAATAGGTATTGTCTGATATAATTTTTTGTACTTGTTCTTTTGTATTGCCGTTTACGATCATCTCGTTAATATCTTTTTCTTTCTGCCCTTCTGGCCATATTGTTATCATATAATTTTTATCTACCATCTTATACATTCTATCTATTATTTCTTTATTACGAGGTTCGTTGTCAAATATAAAGACAACATCTTTTTTATCAACAGGTAGTTGTAGATCAGCACCACCAGCCGCTAGACAATTATCAAGGAACAAACTATCTAAAGGACCTTCAACAATATGTAATCTTCTATGTAGATTAATTCGTTCTAGGCCAAATATTTTTTGTTTGTTCTCCTGTAGTTTTATTGTAAGATATTTCGGTTGTTCTTTACCAAATGCACGTCCTTGCAAAGCAAAGACTTCATTATCAACATCATAGAAAGGTATAATCAATCTAGGATGCTCGTACTTCTTATTTAGACTCTCAAACGTCCCTGGGCGTATGCTATTTACATACTCTTGGAACTTGTCGCAATAATATAACCTATCAAAGTATTCCGTAGGCAACTTTCGGTTGAGAAGATATTGCTTTGCAGGATGCTCATCATTTAATTTACTGAAGGCCATAAGACCTTGTAGGGGTGTAGATTTTAATTTTGTTTTTGTATCTGTTTTAAATCTTTCAAACAGACTTTCTTCACTAGCAGGTTTACTGCCTTTATATCTTTCTAAAATGTATTGATCGTACAATGGCCGATCAACTAGTTTTATAAGATTAGCCAAATTGTGTGAAGCACTACAATTATGACATTTGAAAAACATATCATTCTTTACTCTATAAAGATATGCTCTTGCTTTTGTTTTAGACTTTTTAGAATCACCACAGACAGGACAACGAAAATTGAATAGATAATCTCTTTTCTTTTTAAATTGTTGTAGTCTAGGCTGTATCTTGCTGATATAATTTAGATCAATGTAACCACTCATATAAAACAGTATATACTATATATACGT